AGGAGGCTTTGGACTTAGTAGTACTTCACTGCTCATGGGTTCATCATTCAAAAAAACATCAACACAAATACGGCGAACCATGTCCGGTAGTTGCGTTGATTGAAAAAGCCAAGGAGGCCAAGCTATGACACTTGAAGAACACCTTCGGTATATGGCTGAAGACCCTTTCGGGCCGTGTGACAAAAACTCACTACGCAAATTCGCACTCGATGTCCGCAAGCTGGAGGATCGGGTGAAACAACTGGAGCAGGAGAACGACGCATTGCGAGCGGATCTGCTGCTGTGGGACAAAGCTGGCATCGGATTTACCACGGAGGACAAGTCGTGAACCTCAACGATTCCCAGCGCAAGCTCATCACCAACAGCATTTCCACTGTTTGGAAGGGAAAGCGCGAATGCCCGATCTGCATCCCCACCACCGTTTGGAGCATTGGAACCGTCGTTGAGGTCCGAGAGTTCAACGAAGGCAATCACTGCCCCGGCGCTGCAATTACTCCGCTGATCCAAGTTCAGTGCAACAACTGTGGGTACACCGTGTTGTTCAACGCCATTGCATTGGGTGTCGTTGACCGAGACACCGGCAAGGTGAAGGAGGTGAAGCCGTGAAACGCTACACCCACATCGTATTGCGACGAATGCCTCCACTGAATGGATTCAGCATCAAGACTCCAGAAGGTAAGTTCCTAAGCGACATACGTCCACGGGGCATCGTGCGAGAACTCAATCGTCTCAACGACCGCATCAAAGAACTCGAAGCCAAAGTGGATGAACTCCACGACTTGGAGAAATGGTTGGAGGGAAGATGATCGTACCCATCGGCCCTGCCGCATTCGTGTTCCGCCACAAGAGAACCGGCCAGATTTTCGTCGCACCCAGCGAGCGGTGGCATGAGTTCTACGACAACAAAGAGGACTGGGAACACACTGCGAGCGTGAATGCTTGCGGAGCTTTACAGTACATCATCGACGCCAAACCGGCTGAGAGGAACCGATACATCAAGTCACTTACGAAGAAACCATGACCATCGAACAAATGAGAACCATCGACGCCGTCAAGACTTGGAAGGAACTGGAGGAGGCCAAGGAGCGCATCAAGCACCTGGAATCAGCCATCCGGAAGACCATCGACGACAACCGACACCTGGCCGACGGAGACAACTGCACCCTGATCGACCTCAAGAAAGCCCTTGCATAACCAACGAATAGAAGAGAAAAATGACGATACTCCAACAATTAGGGTTGACGAAGGAATCCATGTCACGCATGGTCGGCCATGTCACTCCGTTCAAGGATCCGAACCCTCGGATCAACCGGCGGTGGCCGGCTGTTCCAACCGAGATCCGAGATGCCATCCTTAAGGAGGACAAGTCACGCACTTACCCAGAACTATCCAAGAAGTACGGTATCTCACTGTCATGCGTATGGAACATCAGGAACAACAAAAACAACAAACAACAATAGAGGAACTACAACGATGGAAACAGTTATGTCACGAATTGGCCGATTGCTTGGGATGCGGATGCACAATCCAACACGGCCTGTGTGTCCAGTGCCACAAAGCACAGAAGCGGTACCGAGCAGTCCAAATACCTTTGAGGTAGTAGCAGTCAGTAAGAAGAAGAGCAGGAAGCACAACGTCCTGCTCAAACCCAACTACATGAAACTTAGCGATTCAATCGACACGGTTGTCAAACTACGGACTGAAGGTCTCACCTACCGGCTCATCGGTGAACACCTCAAGATGTCCAAGCAGCGCGTCTATCAGATCATCCAAGCCGGCAAGCAGCGCGATCTGGATAGGTCTAAGTGGACCTTCGGACTCAGCGTCCGGAACGCCAAGCTGATGGATAAGCTCGGTATCACTTGCAGCGAATCCGCGAGGGTTGCTGTTGCAACAGGAGAGATCGCTCCGTTCAAGTGGGCCAACTTTGGTCGCAAGTCCTACACCGACCTCTGCCAGTGGCTCGATGTCAAACCGCTTGAATCCATTCCCAATCGGAAATGTCCTCACTGCGGACTCAAAACATGACCGCTCGTCACCAATACCCACTCGTAGAATCAATCAAGGTGGTCCGTCTCTCCTCGGGGCGGACCATCCGCATTACAAGGGATCGTACCAAGCAGGATCTCAAACTGATCCACGGCGACGGAGACATCCATCTCACCTGCGTCACTCACGCCGACGATCCAATCGAGATGATCAAGACACTGGCCCGCCTCGAAGACGTTCGATCAGTCGAACTCACCGACGACAAAGGCAACGGAATCATAGTCCACAAACAAAAATAACATGCACCAGTCCTCAACACACGACATCGTAACGGCACTCAAGATCGTCAGCACCCAAATCGAATCATCCGATGGAGTCGCACAAGCCCTCTGCCTCGAAGCAGCAAGTCGTCTCACTGACATGGTCCAGCTCACGAGCGACCTCACAGCACACGTTCTCGCCAATCCTGTCCATCACCCTCGATGTAACTCCAAGACCAAGGGTACCTACTGCAATTGTATCCTGGCGCGAGTCCTCCCCACATGAAGACCCCAAGACACGAACAACCCTGGTACGAATCACGCCTGCTCAATAACAAGAAACCCAGCCCCATCACCGAAGAGGAACGAACAAGCATCACCGACGAGAACCGTCGGCTCATCGAGGAGTCGGCCAGTATCATTGCCACCGGCGTCAAACGCGGATGGATCTCCTTCCCGGCGAAGACCGAAGCCGAGACCTGGGTGCCATCACCAACCGGTCCCCAGCCACCAGATCCTCTCAGCATGATCTGGCCAGAATCCTAACAACCCCCTAACAAGCAACGAATCAACGACATGACAACGCTCCAACGAGCGGCCCTTTGGCTTTCCAAGGTACCGCCAGCCATCTCCGGATCCGGTGGCCACAACGCCACCTACACCGCCGCAGTCGGTCTCGTCCACGGCTTCGCCCTCTCCCATGTGGACAGCCTCACCCTCCTCGAAGACTGGAACAAGTCCTGCCAACCCCCGTGGAAGGCCACAGAGCTGGCCTACAAGCTCCGAGATGCCGCGTCCCGCGCTCACAATAAGCCTAGGGGCCATCTTCTCGAAGCCGGGGGATCATCACCCTCCGGATCATTCGACATCAGCAGGGTGACATTCAAGAAGCCGGTGGCCGACGCCCCGGTGCCAGTTCCATCGCTCAGCCCCGTCGCTCCAGATCCACAAGCCAGCGAGTTTAAGCGGTTCATGCTGGCCGCGTTCGCCCCGACTGAAGTCGTCTGCATCTGCGACGCCGTCGAGGAGGGTAGGCCAGTCAGTGCCGGCTCATTCATCACGATCGAGGAATGGCTCAACCGCTTCGATGATCCCCAGTCCCGCATCCTGTCCCCGGAGCGCGAAGGCATCTTCGTCCGCATCAACCCCTTCAAGCCCAACCTCTACAGCGGCAGCGACAACGATGTCAGCGCGTTCCGCCATGTCCTAGTCGAGTTCGATGACCTCCCAAAGCCCGAGCAGGAACAACGCCTCCGGGACTCTGGCCTACCCATCACCGTCCTCATCGACTCCGGGGGCAAGAGCATCCATGGCTGGGTCCGGGTGGACGCCCCATCCCGCAAGGAATGGGACGCCCGCCGGGATGAGATCTATCGGGTAATCCCCGGCATCGATGCCAAGAACAAGAACCCCTCGCGCTACTCCCGCCTCCCCGGCGCATGGCGCAGCCCCACCTCGCAGCAACGGTTGTTGGACACCAACCTGGGTGCCGCATCCTGGGAGGATTGGCTCACCAACCGCGAGACCGATGATGACCAGTCCACCATCGTCACGGTCAAAGACCTCCTCGACTTCGATCCCAAGAATGATCCGGACAACCTCATCGGCAATCGTTGGATCACTCGCGGCTCATCCATGATCATCAGCGGCGGTACCGGCATCGGGAAGTCCAGCCTGATGATGCAGATCATCGTCCGCTGGTGCCTCGGCCTCGACTTCTTTGGCATCGCGCCGATCAAGCCATTGAAGATCGGGGTCATCCAAGCGGAGAACGACCGCGGCGATCTCTCCGAAGCCTTCCGCGGGGTCACACACAGGAAGTTCACCATCGAGCAGATGAACATGCTTCATAGGAACCTGGAGTTCCGCACCGAGACCGTTCGCACCGGCGAGCAGTTCTTGGCCTACGCCCGCCGATTCATCCACAAGTCCAAGCTCGATCTCATCATCGCCGATCCCCTGTTCTCCTACTTCGGCGGAGACCTGAGCGATCAATCCGAGGTCAGCGTCTTCCTCCGCAACAAGCTCCAGCCCATCCTCCACGAGACCAAGGTCGCTTGGATCTGGATGCACCACGTCTCCAAGCCCCAACGCAAGGAAACCGGCGAACCCCTCACCACCATGGAACTGGCCCACTCAGGCTTCGGCTCCTCCGAACTCGCCAATTGGGCGCGGGAGATTGCCGTTCTCCATGAAGTAGGCCAATCAAAGCCTAGACGCTTCCAATTGGCCTTCTGCAAGCGGGGAGGGAGGATTGGACTCCCTTCTCCCATTCTCAACCTTCAGCACTCAGCCACCGGCATCCAGTGGGAGGAGTGCAACCCCCTCGCGTTCACTGGGGCTGATCTGAAGGGGGAGAAGAGCGGGAAGCCTTCTTATCCTCGTCGAGGGCGTCGCGCATAGCCTTGAACCAATCCTCTCCATCAGCCGCTTTCTCTTCGGGGGGAGCGGCTTGTTGCTGTTGGGGTTTCGAATCCAGATCATCCTCCTCCGAGTCGGCCACATCATCGGTCTTCCTGCCTCCCTTGCGACGACGCAGCCACACAACCTCGCCCTTCACCTTCCGAAGCTCCGATCTCAATGATGATATATCACGCTTCAGCTCTGTCACAGTGCTCATCAATAGTGATATCTTGTCCACCTCCTCGGCGGGAACCCAATCACAACCACGCCACTGGCGATGAATACGATCGAATATCAATACAGCGCTCTTCATGTGGCGCATCGAATCAAACGCACGAAGCGCACGGCCAAGATCGCATTTCAGATTCTCGCGAATGTAGGTCACGACCTCGGACCGAGTAGGGTCGGCGTCGTGCCGCATGGGCGGCATCAGGCGGAACATGGCGCGGAGGGTGGAACCGTTCTCTAGATAACTCATAGGAGAACCAAGGTACGTTCTCCCGGGGCACCCGTCAAGTATCCAGAAGGAACTTCCAATCACGGTCCCAGAAAGTTCCGCGCCCCCCCCGCTATCTCCCCTAAAAGGGAGTTTCATACTCCCTTAAAAGGGAGTCAATAAATGCATCGCCGCAACGCTCTGGGGGGCTCTAACGGCCCCCCGCTGCGGCGGCATTTATTGAGAACCCCCGACTGATTGCGAAACTTGGAAGCAGGGATCCGGGGATCCGGAGGGTAGGAGGTAGGGGTATCGGAGCACTGAAACCGGAATGCTGGGTCCGATGGATGGATGTGGATGCCTCGCAATCGATCAGAAAGGGGTCGCCAGTGCGTCGGAGGGGTGCTTCCGCATCAAATTGCGAAAGCGGGGTACGCGGGGCTGGAAACGGAAGGGCCGAAACCGCTCCATTCTGCCGCTCCATTCACACCCACGGATGATTGGCCAACTCAATCCCGCTCCATGATGAGGTATCGGGGTATTAGCATTTCTAATTTCCGAATTCCGAATTCCGTATGGCGTATGGGGGATCTTGGAATACCGCACCATGAGATCGCATGATCCCGAAACAGATTTCGGGATGATACCGGCAAGGTCGCAGGGGATGTAACGGGGTGGGACATAGGGTGTCGTACCCTGAGGTGCTATGTAAATAGCGGGGTTGGACATTGGGTGTCCGATGGGTGGCAACCTGGGGAAGTGTGACAAGCGGGAAGTGACCAGCGGACAGACTAGGAAGGAGAGACTGGCCCACTAGGAAGGACAAGCGGGGCGGGGCGATGCCATGCGGGCAAAGAAAGAGCCCCTAGGTGATTCCTAGGGGCTTTGGTGGGGGCTTCTATGTCAATTGCCGGCGAGGGCGGAGAGAAAGAGGAGGAGGGTGAACAGCAGGCATAGGGCTAGGTAACCGAGAACGCGAAGTATGGGCTTCAAAGTTGCCCTTTCGCTTTGACGATCGCGGCGCGGGCGATTTTGAAAGACTCAGGCTCGCCGTGATACCCGTGGGCAGAGTCGGAATCTTCCTTGAGGTACTCGGCGCTTTCTAGGAGTCGCTCCAACGCGGCTAGTAGCTCAGGCGCGGAGGCGATTAGGTGGGCGTTGGACATAGTTTCGTCGCTCAATCCACCAAATGCGTCACAAATGACAACGCGAGCGGTTTCAACCTTAATAAGGTTGGGGCGATGAGAAACTAGATGCCAAGGGCCGGGAGTGTGGGTGGGCTTCACAGCTTCCTCCCATCGATGACCTCGAGACGCAATCCAAGGGGGACAAGCTTCTCCTCGATCACAGGGCGCACTCGGTCAGCGCAATCGGCGCAGAATACTTTGATGGAAACGTAATGGGGACCCTTGCAAGCGGAGAGTTCCACAGCCCGCCGATAATCCAGAATAACCCCGCAGTCGGGGTGGCAGCAGAAAATCGCACGCCCCACGGCGCACTTGAATGCGTCCCGTTGAATCAAATCGAAGGCGGATTTCACAGCGCCACCCCTTCCTTGAAATGCGTGGCTCCGGTCCCGTGCACGGGGATATGGATTGAAAGGATACCGCTTCGGGACCCGTCGCAGAATAAACAGTCGGCGCATGAGGTCCCGTTGCGTTCACTGGCGCATAACTTTTCGAAACTATGGTGATCTAGATCCGGTGTGACCCGGAAAGTAGACCAGCCCATGCTGCGGGCGATGAGAAGTTCGGCGGTGGTGTCCACACTGGCCATTAGGATGGAACGCCAAGCTTGCAAGGAGGGCTTTCGCCATTGATGGGTATATCCCGTGTGACCGCTTGCAACACCAGCAATTGCAAGGGCGAGGCCGATGGGAATATGCGTGGGGTCGCCGTAGGCTCCGAAACGGACTTTGCGCCCGGTGAAAACCTCGAGGCTGCGCAAGGGAGAGTATCGGCCCGCTTTCCACGCTTTCCAAATCCCTTGCGGAGCCTGTCCGGGATTTACGTAGCATGTCCTTTCCACACCGAAGCGACCGTTTTCTTCGTGCCCCCGATGGACGCAAGATCCACAGATTAAGCGATCAAGACCCGTCCGGATCGCTTCGGTGGGGGAAACGGATTTGACCAGAATCCACACTTGGATCATGTCGCCGGTTTTCCGGTTGTCGGAAGCTTTGGAGAAGCCGGTCGCGATTACCACACGGTGCTGATCCTCATGGATGACGTATCCGTTGCTCACAGGGAACCTCCTTCAATCTCCTTCATGATCGCACGAAGAGCTGTATCAATGTGGTCGTCGTTCAGGTAGGAATAGAAATTAGGAAAGCCGACAGCGCGAGTGGCGGAATAGAACAGGTCCCAGCGAAGCCGCTTTTCGATGTCCTTTGCCCTTCCTTCCTTCCGGATGAACTCACGGTGCGCGGGTATCCGGGCGGCAAGCGGGCGGCAGGAATCGAGCAACCATTGATAATGTTCGGGCAGAATCTTCAATTGGCACCTCCAATGATAGCGTCAACGAGGATCCAGATGACCGGGAGGAGGAGGATGTGAAGCGCTAGGAAGCCTAGAGCGCGGAGGAGTTTCGAGGGGATTTTCATGAGGTAAAACGGAACCGGTGATCGGTTCACGGGGGAAGAATGCAACGGGTTGCGATAGGAGTCAACAGGAAATTACATGGAAAGATCGAAAGGGATTCACGGGCACACTTTGTGGGGCAAAGTGACGGGCATGGAAAGCGACCAGGTGAAGGAACGGAAAGCGGGAAAGAGCGGGAAGGGGAAGGAACCCATTATCCGTCCTTCCGGCGCAGTGAAAAAAAATGGGCCGGATCCCAAGTCCGTCGCGGAGTCCGACTGGTCACGGGTACTCGATGCGGCTTCTCTCGGGATCCCATTTGAGCGGCTTTGCCATCTAGCCGGCATGACGGACAAGACCTTCACGAAGTACTTGCTGCGATATCCAGAACGGAAGGAAGCCATCGAAGCCGCAAGGACTCGGGGGGAGTATGACCTCACCTCCGTTGTCCGCCAGTGTGGTAACGGCTGGCAAGGCTCCGCTTGGCTATTAGAAAGAACGAGAGGCTACGTCGCCCGCGCTCAACTCGATCACACTACCAAAGGAAAGGAGTTGTCGGTAAGTGGTAATCTACTAGGAGCGTTTGGTGGTGGAAACAAATAGGATAGCGTATACCAATAAGCGTATAGCAATAGGGACGACGGGGTAGGGGGGACCCCCACGAGGGGGGTGGGGTGATACCTGATACCCCCTCCCCGTACCCAACCCAATTTT